AAAAACTAATCGTACCAATATTGATAACACTAGCCTTACCGCTAGTGTTTCAATCTACTCCAACAGAAATACTAAAACTAAAAACATTTGATGCGTTGGTTAAAGAACAAAAACCAAGTGGAAACTTTGTAATTCTCAACATATCAGAATCTGATGTTAAAGAAAGAGGTGGCTTTCCTTTTCCAAGAAGAGACCTAGCACAAATACAAATAGACTTAATTAATGAAGGAGCTATTGGCGTTGGTTGGGCAATGAGCTTTTCAGAGGCTGACAGGTTTGGAGGTGATGATGTATTTGCACAATCTCTTTCTTTTGCACCAAGCGTTTTAGCAATGTTTGAAACACCAAATGGTCAATACCCAAAAACAGTTGGCACGGTAATTAAGGGAAACGAAGTTGGAGGCATACCAACACAGGGTATTGTAGAAAATATTGATGTTTTAAAAGAACAAACCTATCAAGGCATAGCGACAGCTCCGGTAGATATAGATAACCTAGTCAGACGAGTGCCTTTGTTGATGAAAACACCTGATGGATGGTCGCCTAGTTTTGGCACAGAAATACTAAAAGCATTAACAGAAACAAGGTCTTATATTATTACTACAAATGATAATGGTATTCAGGAAATAGCAGTCAGACATTTACCTCCAATAAAAACAGATAATCTTGGTCGCAAGTGGGTTAGTTGGGTTGACACACCACAAACTACATTAAAAGAAATGAAAGTTGCAGGAAAGTTTGTAATCATTGGAGTCACAGCCAATGGAATCATGCCACAAGTAGCAACTCCAGTCGGATTATTAGAGCCGCATAAAATACAAGCAGCACTGGCTGAGTCAATTCTTTTAGAAAACTCACCAATAATCCCTGATTGGTCTTTAGCAGCAGAAATACTAATTTTTACTATAATCGTGTCTCTAACATGGCTCCTAATCAATTATCTTGGCATGACCCTAGGCATTGCATTAGCAACCTTAACAATGTTGTGTACGGCATTAGGTGGTTATTGGTTAATACAGAAAGGAATTTTACTAGATGTAACGTGGACTTTAGTCTCACAATTCATTGCAGGAGCTATTGCTTTCTATTTGCGTTTCAGAGAACAGTTTAAATTGCGTTTACAAATTAAAAAACAATTTGAACACTACCTTGACCCAAGGCAAGTAAAACAATTACAGAAAAATCCTGACTTATTAAAGTTAGGCGGAGAAAGAAGAAGGTGTACTTTTATTTTTACAGATTTACGAGGATTTACCGCACTAAGCGAATCAGTTGAACCTGAGCAGGTTACATACATTATGAACAAAGTTTTAACAGCGCAGGTAGATGCAGTACAAAAACACGGAGGCTTGGTAGACAAATTTATTGGCGATGCCGGGATGTACATATTTAATGCACCTCTTGATGTAAAACATCATGAACAGATAGCTTTTGAATGTGCTTTAGATATAATAAAAAATATTAAAGTGGTAAACCAAGAGCTAGAAGCAGAGGGTATGCCATCTATAGCCATAGGCATTGGTTTAAATACTGGTGATGCCATCGTAGGTAATATGGGAAGCAATACTAGGTTTGACTATTCTGCTATTGGAGATGCTGTTAATATCGCAGCTAGGCTAGAGTCTGCTACTAAAGAAAGAGGAGTAGACATTCTCATTGGTGAAGAAACAGAAAAGTTTTGTGGTTATTCTTTAAAAGTGTTAGAATCTATCAAGGTTAAAGGGAAAGAAAAACCATTAAAAATTTATACAACAAGTTAATAAGATTTATGGCAACAACAAAAGAAGCAATTACCAAAATAGAAGCACACGAAAGAGAGTGTACGATTAGATACGAAAACATAGAAAGAAGACTAGAAGACGGCTCAAAGCGTTTTGATAAGCTAGAAAACATGATATGGGCTGTTTATCCATTTATTTTACTTTCCGTGGTTTTATCTAGGTTTGTATGAGCAAAGTTTTAATAGGTATAGTTTTTGTTTTAACAGCTATAACTTATTATTTATTTACCCAAAATCAAACACTTACAGCTAACAATCTTGCATTAGAAGGAGCTGTTGCCACACAAAAAGAAGCAATTGCAAGCCTGCAAAACGATTTTACTTTACAAACAAATAGTTTATTAGAGCTGCAAGGCAGAAACCAAGAGATTCAACAAGAGATGTCAAGGTATCTTGATATATTTAAAAGACATAATTTAACCAAATTAGCAGCAGCTAAACCCGGCTTAATAGAACCAAGAGTAAATAAAGGAACTAAAGATGTATTTGATAGCATTGAAGAAGATAGTCGTAACATCGACAGTCTTGATGATGGCTTGCAGTTGCAGTCTAATACCAACTAAGCAGGTAGAGATTGTATCTAAGCCTATAGAAAGAACTATAGTGCAACCTATTATGCCTAGGGAAATAGACTTAAAAGACCCATATTGGTATGTTGTATCAGATAAAAACATAGAAGAATTTTTAGTAAGAGTAGAAAAAGAACACGGACAAGTTGTATTTTTTGCCATGTCAGTACCAGATTACGAACTCATGGCTTATAACATGCAAGAGTTAAAGAGGTATATAAATGAGCTTAAAGAAGTTGTTGTGTATTATAAAAAAGTTACGACACCACAAGAAGGAAATAATTAATATGAAAATATCAGATGAAGGAATTAATTTAATTAAATTTTTTGAAGGCTGTCCTACAGATAAAGACGGCAATGTAATTAGTTATAGGTGTGCAGCTAATAAAGCTACTATAGGATTTGGCAGTCTAAAATTAATAGATGGTAGTCCAGTAGAAGACGGCATGACCATAAGCAAACAAGATGCTGAAGATTTACTTGCACACGAATTACATGAGTACGAAGGTTATATCAATGACATGGTTAAATCTGAATTAAAACAAAACGAGTTTGATGCTTTGGTTTCATGGGTTTTTAATTTGGGACCTAGCAATTTGCGAGCCTCTACACTGCTGAAGGTTTTGAATAACAAGGACTGGGCAGATGTTCCAAACCAAATTAAAAGATGGAATAAAGTCTCAGGAGTACCTAACGAGGGATTGATGAAAAGAAGAAATGCTGAAGCCTTATTGTTTGAGGGCAAAGAATGGGGTACAGTTTAACTGACATGTTTGTTTGTGGATATTCACGAATATCTCCTCTCTCTCCTCAACAGCGTGTCAGGAGAGTCAAACGTCCTTTAAAACATTTTGGCTCTCCACCTAATGCTTAATTTAGAAAACATAAAATCATTTGATGCTTTATCAAGAGATGAGCAGGTAGAAGCATTAACTCTTATAGATAAATGGAAAAACTTAAACGCAAGAGACAGATGTCGAGGTGATTTTTTAGAATTTGTAAAATTTCATTGGGAAGGATTTATTATGGGAAGACACCATAAAATTCTTGCAGAAAAACTAAATCGTATAGCACAGGGTAAATGTAAAAGACTTATGGTTATGTTGCCACCAAGACATTCTAAATCAGAATTTGCTTCTACTTATTTTCCTGCATGGATGATGGGTTTAAATCCAAGTTTAAAAATAATACAAGCAACCCATACAGCAGAACTAGCCGTAAGGTTCGGTAGAAGAGTGCGTAACATCATTGATACCGATGAATATCAGGCTATCTTTCCTGAAATAAGCCTATCAGGCGATAATAAATCAGCAGGTCGTTGGACAACCGATGACGGCGGAGAAGCTTTCTATTCAGGCGTTGGTGGTGCGATTACAGGTCGTGGTGCTGATTTACTTATCATAGATGACCCACATTCTGAGCAAGATGCTATGTCGCCTACTGCTATGGATGCTGCATGGGAGTGGTATACCTCTGGACCTAGACAAAGGTTACAGCCCGGAGGCACTATTGTACTTGTAATGACAAGATGGAGTACCAAAGATTTAGCGGGCAGATTATTAAAAAGACAGTCAGAAACACACGCTGACCAGTGGGAGGTTGTTGAATTTCCTGCAATTATGCCTGAATCAGAAGAACCTTTATGGGGTGAATTTTGGAAAAAAGAAGAGCTATTATCGGTAAAAGCATCATTGCCAGTGTCAAAATGGAACGCACAATGGATGCAGAACCCAACTGCTGAAAGTGGCTCTATAGTCAAAAGAGAATGGTGGAACACTTGGGAAAAAGAAGGTATACCAACTTGTCAGTGCATAATTCAAAGTTATGATACAGCTTTTAGCGCAAAAGAAACTGCTGACTATTCTGCTATTACTACATGGGGTATTTTTGACCCTGAAGATGGTAGCGAAAGTGCAATTATATTATTGGATGCAGGCAGACACAGAGTTGACTTTCCTGAATTAAAAAACATAGCACTAGAAGAATATAAATACTGGGAACCAGATATTGTACTAATTGAGGCAAAAGCAAGTGGTACACCACTAACACAAGAACTTAGAAAAATAGGCATACCAGTACAAGCCTACTCACCAAGCAGAGGACAGGATAAGGTTGCAAGAATGAACTCTATTGCACCTATGTTTGAAAGTGGTATGGTATATGCTACAGAAGACGCTTTTGCAGAAGAAGTTATAGAAGAGCTTGCAGCTTTTCCCTTCGGTGAAAATGATGACTTTTGTGATTCAACAACCATGGCTTTAATGAGAATTAGGCAAGGTGGATTGATTGATTTAGATAGCGATTATAAAGATGACATGTCTATGGATAGAAAGGCATTATCATATTATTAATTTTATGGATATAATGGATTTACTGTGATTGAAAACAAAAATCAAAACGAACGATTTAGTAAAAATAAAATGTTTTTACAAAACTTTCATAATGACGTTTTGCAAAAAGGTAAGCAGGGCAAAGAAGGAAAAGATACAGTGACTATGAAAATAGTTTCAGTTGGCGATGCTCCTGACAGACATTACTTATTGCCTGCTTTTGACCCAATAACAGGTGAAGTTATGACAGATAATGACAAGATTTTAGACAAGTATAGGTCTTTAATAGAATCAGGAACTATACAAAGTTACAAAAATCCTGTTGATGCAGAAAAAGATAGAGATGCTATGTACAAAGAAATTATAGGTGTAAAATAAAAAAATGGTTACAGAAAGACAATTAGGAACAGAAAACAATCCTGACGTAATAGACCAAAGCAAGTCTGTTAATGTGCCTGTGGATGAGTTTGCTGTAAATGCACCCGAACCAAC